TACATATAATATAATTCCAGGTATCACTCCAATAAATGAACCTAACATTCCTAGTATTTCCATATTTCAATCCTTTCAACTATAAATTTATTTCTATTTTTAATTTTACCATTAATATTCTATTTTTACAATATCATTTTTTTGAGCTTTTTATCTACCTTATTATGTTTCTTATGCCAATTCAGAAAAAGACTCTCGAGAGAGTCCTAATTTTAATTTTCCTATTTTAATCTATATCCAATTCCTTTTTTAAAGCATTTTGAAGAATTTGAGAAAAATTAAGTTTTTTCTCCTTACCAAGTTCTATAATCCATTTTGGTAATGTTACCATTTTATTGACTGATTTGTTCATTTCTCGTAATCTTACAAAATCTGTATCAGCTACAACCAGTTGTAACATTTCATTTTTTTTCAATTTCTTAGACAGTTCATAATAACTACTCGGCTCCTTCAATTCATCTCCATCCTCTTCACTAATAAGTAGATATCCCTCTAAAGCATCTTTTGACATATATAATGCTTCATCTATTGTTTCTGCACAACTTAGACAACCTGGCAAATCAGGATAATAAATATTATATCCTTCTTCTGTTTTTTCAAAAACTGCATAGTAGTGGTATTTCATATTATCATCTCCATTTACTTTTAGGGATAGCTGACTATTTTAAGCCAGCCTCTTTCAAAATACTGTTTATCGTTCCTGATGGTAAATCCTTCTTAGGATGCGGCACAGTAACTATCCCCTTTTTGTCAGGATGTTTAAAATGATGATGACTTCCTTCAACTCTTCTGAGCTTCCATCCGTCTTTTTCAAGCATTTTAATAATTTCTTTTGAACTCATAAGTCCTCCTAACAAAATTATTATATCATATGTTTTAACATATGTCAATCTTTGTAAAGATAAGACTTTAATGGTAAATTACAATAATAAATGTTAATTTTTTATGAAATATTATAAATATGCTGTTTCAGTTCACATCATACATTTTTTTGAACTTTTTCTATCAAAAAGTGTTCTTGTATAATTATTTATTCATTTCTCCAACTTTTTTTACGACTTTTACTTATGAATATTACTATAAGAAAAAAGGCTAAAAAAATCTAGCCTCTTTCAAAATAATATATGTCATATCTGATAAAAAAATAAAGTTTTTTCAAATTATATATTTCTATTTTTCCTCATTTGATTTTTCCTTATTTTTTTCATCTTTATCTTTTTTCTTTTTCTTAATATCATCTATAAGTACACCTGCACCTACAACTAAAGCCACAACACATCCAACTCACATAATTCTGTCTCCTTTTGTCTAGTTTGAACGTATTATATCAAATTTTGTACATTAAAACAAGAAATCTTTTTCCAAAATAAAAACCCTTGAAAAACAATGTTTCCAAGGGAATATAAAATAATAATATTATCTTTTTGAGAATTTTAAGCAATGCCTAAACTATCATAAAAACTGTCGTTATCATTTTTTTGTATATTATATGTATATTGTAATTTTTTATAAAAAAACTTACAAGTGCTACAACACAAGTAAGTCATTTTAAATCATTTTACAAAAGACATCCAGTTTTATTTTATCAAATCTTTTTTAAAAAATCAAGGAGTGATAAAATGAAAAAACTAAAAGAAAAGAAAATTGAAATATTTAAGGAGCTAAAAATATCAGATTTAAAGGAAATGAAGCTTGACGATCTTAAAATATTGAAAATCGAAATTGAAAAGACTATAAAAGAAAAAGAGAGCAATTAGCTCTCTTTTTAGATTTATCCTTTCACAAAACTAGTTAAATCTTGTAAAAACTCAGTCGTAAGTCTGTCAACACTATTTATTCTCTTATATCTTTTATCTCTCTTGCTGTAAATAAAAACATTTTTTCCTTCAGTTTTATAATCATGTCTATTTGCTAATTCACAATTATTAAATATATGTATTTCTATTCCTTTTTCAGTTTCTTTGTCAAACTGTATTGCTTCGTTTCCTGTCTTGTAATAATCATGATTTACTATAAAGTCTTCAATTTCTTTTAACGTTTTCATATTTTTCACTCCTTTAGTTTTTATTATTCAAAGTAAACTCCCCACCAACTCATTTCTTCGTTGATTTCCTCGAATGCAGATTCTAAATCTTCCATATCCTCTGCTTTTTTAATATTTTCTTTTATGTCGTTTTTAAGTCCTGTAAAGTCTTCCCACTGGTTTCCTTCTTCTTCCAACCAGTCTAGTAAGTTATCTAAATTATTTGTTAAATATGATTTTATTTCTTCCAACGTTCCTTCTTTTAATACTCTTTCTTCTCCATTTTCCTTAATCAATGCTTTCATTTTCCTCACTCCTCTAATTTTATATTTCTATTATACCTCATTTTTTATCATTTTCAATAATGCTTCTGTTCTATTTCCACCTATTTCATCTAACTTTTTATATATAAGTTCTTTTTCTTCCTGTGTTACCCTGAAACTTATATTTTTATTCCGTTCTCTTCCAGTTGCTTTTCTGCCAACTTTCCAAGTTGGCGTTTGTCCTTTTTTTACACCTCTTGCTTTTATTTTTTCCATCTCTCCTCCCTCTTGCCTTATATATCTATTTGTGATATAATTTTTGTGTCAGGAGGGCTGGCAAGCTACCCTCCATTAAATGTTTTGTATTGCCCTGCTATTTGTCCAGCAGGGCTTTTATTTTGTCCTCTGCTTCCTGTAAATCTTTACTTGTTCTTATAATTTCAAGTATCATTTTCAGGACTTTGTCAAATTGTTTATCTGTCATACCTTCCATTGTTCCTCCTTTCTGCTACTTGCCTTAGCTGTTTGCCTCTTCCCCCTTACAAAAATAGTATACTATATTTTTGCATAAATGTCAATACCTTTTTTATAAAATATTTTTATTTTTTACAAAAAAAGCAGAAACTTCGTCCTGCCTTCAATCTGTTAACTCTTTTATTCTTTTTATTAAGTTATTTTGAAAATGTTCCGCATGCTGTTTTACAGTTCTTTTCGCCACTTCATAGTCTGTCAGTTCTGTTTGTTCCTCTTTTAATGCTTGCAATATCATGTCTAAGTCTTTTTTTAGTTCCAAAACGGAATCTTGAAAAATTTCGGAAAAAACTTTAAAAGCGATTTTGTCAGTTATATCTTTCAGTTCATCCTCAAATTTTAACATTTTAACATTGAGATAGTTGTCAATCTCAAATATTATATTATTGTATCTATGTTTAATGTTGTTGTTTTGAATAAAAAAGATATACTTATTTTCTATGCTCCATCTTAAAGCTTTCGCTTGTAGCTCCAGCATTAATTCAAGTGCTTTTCCTGAGATAACTCCTTTGTTGTGATTTTCAAAAAACGTTTTAATAGTTTCCATTGTTTCAGTCTGTTTTTTGATATAAGGCACTACGTATCGCCAAAGTCCTATGCCAAGCATTACAACAATCACAAGACTTAAGCCGTGATTTTCGATGTATAAGAATATGTTTTTAGTGCTCTCCATTGCAACTCCTACTTTCTGTCTAAATAGTAAATGAACCCTGCTCTGGCAAGCAATTCTCTGTCTCCTCTGAAATTATCTCTATAATTGATATCCGCATAAATATTACTACGACCGTAGTCTCTTTTATAATCAATTACATTAAAATTAAGCTTGTTATTGTCAGTAGCAGAGAGTTTTCCACTCTCTACCACCTTTTCAATTACCTTGTCAATTGCTTTTTCCGTTGCCTGTTCAGTTACTTTTTCTATTTTATCTCCGACAGTAGCTCTTATTCTTCCTCCACTGCTGTCGGCTTTGCTAAACCCTCCTGCTTGTCCTCATTTAACTTTCTTTCTATTTCTCTGGCAATAGCATTTTCATCTATCAATCTGTCTATTGTAGCTCTCTGTTTTTCAGGGAACATTTTCAGAACTCTATTTTGAACAGTTAGAACAGCCTGAACCAGTCTTTCACGGTTTGGCTTTATGCCTTTCAGCATGTCTCCATAAGCTATTCCTTGTGGAATAAACTTAAGTACATATTTAGATATTTTTCTTTTAAGCAAATACTTATGCCCATTAATTACAATTAAAGATAATCCTCTTGCTATCAGTCCAGCTAATGCTACCGCCACTAAATTTGTTAAATTTGCTCCAAATTGATTTAATACGTTTGTTATTATGTTCATCATTTTACATCTCTCCTTTAAAATAATTTTTTACTGCTGCAACATAGTATTTTGCTAACAGTTTTTTTGTTTCTTCTAGTGTTTTCATGTCTTCTGAATTTGTTATGAATCCGCTCTCGACTATGACACAAGGTGTCACAGTTTTTCTTAAAAGTGTTGCTCCTCTGTCTGCATAATCACGAGGTAATATTTTTCTATCTTTCAAGTGAGTTGCTTTGATATTTGCTTCTTGCAAAAATTCCGCCAGTTCCTTGCTCTTTTTTGATTTGTGCCAAAATAACATTTCAGCACCTGTGGCTGTTTTATCAGCCGCATTAAGATGAAAAGACAATGTTATATCTCCCTTATTTGCGATTCCATTTATTTTTTGTGGTAACGTGGAATAATATTCTTGATAGATTACAGCATATTCAAGACCTTGTTCTTTACATTCAGGAACAATATAATTGTTCACAAAGTCTTTATTCCATTCATGTTCAACAAAGCCATTTCCACATGCTCCTGTGTCTTTTCTGACTCCACCATGACCTACGTTTAAAATAACTTTACTCATTTTAAAACATCTCCTTTAAATATTTTTCTTTTCTGTCAACACGATTTAACCATCCTGTTAAAAAGTCTTGTTGAGTTGGGTTGCATTCCACAATAGAGTGATAAAATTTTCTTTGCAAATTATGATAATTTTTCAAAAATTCTTCAGATTTCCCCTGCTCTTCTACTTCATTTAACGCCTTTATGGTTTTACTACCAAAAATACCGTCTACAACCAAATCATACCCAAAATAGCTATTTAATGTTACTTGTGCCTTTTTAGTTGCCCATCTTCCTGAATTAAAACTCCAGTCACATATTGATAGTGCGACTTTATCGTTTTTCACTTCATTTAAATGATGTTTCAGATAATATCCTTTTTCAAGTATTTTTTTTGCAAAATCTTGTGTTAAATTTTTCATAGAGCCATTATATCCGTTTCTTCTTGCTTCATCTTTAGTGACTCCCCACGTCGTTTCTCCGCCTTTGTCGTTTTTATCATTACTATATCCACCTTCGACAAATAGCATGTAACTAAAAATTTTGTCGAATCTTGTACCCATTTATGCCACTTCCTTTCCTAGTTTTTAAAAAAGTCATTTACATCAAGCTCTAACAACTGCTCAATGGTGTATCTTTCCAACCCTGTTACAGCTGTTTGTTCAGCTATATCTGCAATTTCTATAATATCCTGTATTTTTCCAGCTAAAACTTTCAGTTCTGCTTTATTTAATTCTATAAATTCAATAAGCCCTTTATTGTTCTGTGCTTTCACTTTTTCGATTTTGTCCTGTTCCAGCACCCACATCAAAGATATTTTAAGTGATAGTCTGTTTCTGTTTTTTTCGTTATTTTCAAACGTGTATTTCTTTCCAGCTTTTTCAATTTCTATTGTCTGATTTAAATAATTAGACTTTGCTTCTGCCAAGTCCTGTAACAGCTTATCTTTAAGTTCTTTTTTTCTTTCATTCATCAAAGTGTTATCCACTTTCCATTTTTTGTTTTCTCTATCCCAGATACTCCAGTCATTCGGTTTTGCAACTCTTTTAACAGATTTAGTTTTTTCGTCTAAATACTCTCCGTCCACTAAAAAGAGTTTTCCAGCAACAATCTGTTCGTACTCTGTCATTTCTCTTAATTCTCCTGTTTCTGTATCAATAACAGGATTTGAAAGTAATGATGTTGCAAATGCCATTGTTTTAGGATCCCAGTCCGGAAAAAATAAACTAGGATTTTCTTTAAAACGTTCTATTCCCGCTGTCATTGGTTGTGCTATTAATTGCAATGTATCTTTTTCATAAATATAGATTATCATTATTATTCCTCCTAAAAACCAATTTTCTTCCTCATTTCAAGTAATTTTGACTTTTTTTCTACTGCAGTAGTTTTTCTTATATAATGTTTTTTTGTAACATCTACTCCTGAATGATTTGCAAATTCACTCGCTAAGTCAATTCCACCAACTTCTGCTAGTAGATTAATGCTTGTTTTTCTCAAACTGTGTGGATATAAATTATCTATCCCAACAAGTTTTCCTATTTTTCTTACTCTATCTCTTATAGTGCTTTTACTCATTTGTTTGAATATTCCTCTATATTTAGTAACAAATAAGTATTCAGCACTGTTTTTTCTACATTTTAACCACTCCTTTATAAGCTCTATCGTTTCTTCAAAAATTGCAAATTCCACAATTTTTTGTTCTTTTTCCACAATTCCAGCAATTATTCCATTTTCTAAGTCAATATTTTCTAGTTTTATCGATTGCAATGCCGAAATCCTACAAGCTGTATCAATAATCAAGTTAAATATAATCCTGTCTTGCAAATCATATTTTTTGGACAATTTCATTTTCACTTGTATTTCCACTATTTCTTTACTGCTTAAATAATAGCTTTTTCTTCGCTTTTCTAAGTCTGTAACTTTTAACCTGTCCAATTTATCTCTGAATGGATGTACCGCTATTAAATCTCTTTTAACAGCCCATATGTAAAAGCTACTTATTGCTGTTATTTTGTTGTTGATAGTCCTTGCATTGTTATTTTTTACTTCCCTACAATGTCTTATATAACGTTCCAAAATTCCAACCATATTTTTTGACTTCTTTTTATTCAACAAATAATAATTATTTTCATATTGTTGCAAATACTCAATAAATTGTTTCATATTGTTTGCATAAGTCCTATATGTTGTGTTTTTTACACTTTCGTTTCTCACTATGCAACTGTTCAGATATTCCTTGTAGATTTCCCAATTTTTGTTCATTTGAATCACTCCTATACTTTTATTTTTAAGTATAGCTTATGTGTAAATTGGAAAATTTATTCAAAACTGAAGTTTTATCCATGACAAATTTACATGGATATATCTCGCAAGCTGATGTCACGGAATGGTTTTTAAAGTTGCCTTCTCACATCAAAAAAGAAAAAATTATTGCTGTAACTAATATTAATCAAAATTATTTATTTGAATATTGCAATTTAGATTTAGCTGATAATTGTGTGAGAGTAGGAGAAAAAGGCAATAATGCCCATGTTCCATTAAGCAGTGTACAAGTTTTGATTGCTTATTTTACTTAGTGCTACCTCTAATTTTACAATTCTGTTTATTTACAAATATAAGATACTGTAAAAAGAAAAGCTCCAGCTGGACGCTCGTCCAGCTTGAATTTTAATTTTCCATCAGGATATAGAATAAAATTTGTTATTCTTTTTTCAAGACTGATTGCTGAAATATTTATAACTGAAACTGGACAGAATCCTTCTGGCATTTGCAAAAGTGTTTCGGCATTGCTTTTGCCACTGAAATAATCTCTACTATCTACGCTTAACGTTGCAATACTTCCAACTTTCGTGACCACTGCGTAAGTTAAGTTTGGATGCGAAAAAGTGTGTGTCTTAACTTCGGATAAATTTTCCAATTTCTTCGCAGTTTGATAATCTGAAATTGGAATGAACTTTGAACTTTCAAAATAAGTCAATGAATTCTCTACTGTTGGAACAACTGTCTGATTATTTGCCACATCGTAATATGCAACTCCAACTTTTTTCGTTCCCGGAGTTCCTAATAATCCTCCAAAATTTGCACCAAACATAGGATTATACTCTATTATTTCAACTGGTATAGTGAATCTGACACTATCAAATATTACTTTGTAATATCTATTTCTTTTCAATTCTCCAACTGTTAAATTAACAACTGTATCTCCACTTTCTTTCGCAAGATCGTATTTGTTACCTGATATTTTTATTTTTACAACATTTGTTGTATTTGTTTCGGATATTTTTATATTAAATGACAATCCTTTAAATAAAGGCATTCCATTTAAATTGCTTGTACCTTGTAGTCCATCTATTTCTAATTCATAAACATCTGTACTATTTTCTATTGTGTGAACTGTTTCTACTGTAAATATTAATCCTTCTTGCATTGGATTAAATAATTCTTTATTGAGTGGAGTTCCCGGAACATTAATATTGCTTTCTATATCTGTAATTATTGCCGTTCCGTCTCCATTATTTGTAAGATTATATTTATTTGCTGTAACTCTTCCTCTATCTATTACATTCGTAAATTTTTTTGACATTTTTTATCTCCTTTCAAAATTTATCAGATCATTTGATAAAAATAATTTGTCTCCAGAATTTATTTCTTTCGAATAAGGAACATCATTGAAGATAAAATCACAGTCTGCTTTTCGTACCGCATACATAGGAAATAAATTATCGCTGGCAAAAATGTCTCCTGAATAATATGATTCAGTATAATTTTCCAAACATTTCCTTGTATTTATTTTTATTCCACCACCAACAATGCTCTCTAAATCTATTGAATCAATAAGAGAAAAATTATAATCTTTTTCAGCTATAAAATCTATATCGTATCTTCCCGGCTCTCCATCTACTTTCCAGCCTTCTCGGATTTCAGGAAATAGCCCGGTAAAACTCTTGATTAAATTTAGAATATTATCAAGAGTAGGAACTATGTCCAGAGCTTGAAATTTCAACTTAATTCTTTTTCTATAATTTTCATCTACATCATTTTTTCTGTTTTCTTCAACAAGTTCTCCTAAATCGTCAAGAAACTCTCCTTTTGCTTTATCAATAAGCCAGTAATTTTCAAGCATATCTATATATTTGTCAATCAAGTCAAATGCTTCAGCAATTGATTTTATGAAAGATTGATTTGTCTCTGTTGCTTTCAAAATGTAAGGTATTTTACTATTTAAATATTTATAATTATCGTACATAGAGTGCTCCTTTTTCTTTCACTCCAAGCTGTAGACTTGTTGTAAAAGATATTCCTGTGCCATGAATTTTAAATGACAAATCTAGATGCTTTAAATCTGTTTCGGAAATAGCAGGTCTTATTTTTTCAACAAAACATTCATAAGCCGAAATAAATCCGTTTACACCTTTCGACCTGATATAGTTATCTATTATTGCATCTATTTTATTTTTATTTTCTGCAGCATAATTTGCAGGAATTGAAGTATAATTTGCTTCAATTCTTACTTCTGAAGGTCTGTAAAATCTTATTTCTCTTTTAATTCCTGAAACATCTGTAGCATGTGCGATAACATCTCCTACACTTTTTATTGCCTGATCTTTCTTTTCAAATATTGTCTGTGCTATCTGACTATTAATCCCACCGTCAATAACTATGATTACGCTTTTTTGTTCTATCCCATTCACAGTTGTAGGCTCATGATTTTCATTTACGTAGACACTTTTAACTCCGTCCAAATTCATTAATGCTGACTTTATTCCGTCGATATTCCAGTAACTTCTGAATCTTGAATTAAACCATCTGTCACGATATTCAATGTCCGTTTCTTTATCTTGACCGCCTTGCCCTTCTGTACTTGCTTGTATTGACAATATTCCCTGTACGGTTGTAATAAATTTAGTTATTTCATTAGTTCCAACATTACCAACACTTCCAACATTTTCGCATTGAAACTCTAAAGAAATTGTATTGTTAGTAGCTGTTGCCATGTTTATATTAAAAAATTCAACTCCAGTTGATGTCTTTACTCCTAGCTCTCCTATTCCAACAGTTGTTCCATTAACTGCATTGAATGTTACAAATGTTCTTGAAAAACTAGGTTGCTTTCTAGGAAAGTTAAAATTCCCATTTAAAATATCGTCCAGCTCTTCGTTTTCGCATTTATATATATTTGCTTTATCAGCTAAGTATTGTATCCTGTAAAGTTTCTGTTGTGCCAATCTTCCAACCGGATATCCTATCATTAAATACCAAACTGACCTTTTATCAATTCCAAAATTTGATTGTGCTGATTTTATACTGTCTCCCATTGTTCCTATTATGTCATTCAGTTCAGGAATTTCTATTCTTGCCATATTACACCTCCAAACTCTTTTCATATGTCTGATTATTAATTTCCAAAGAAATAAATACTTGTAATTTTCTTCTGTCTCCTGTTAAAAATTTAGAAGTAACAGCATTTATTTTATTAACTTCCCTAAAATAATAGAGTATTTTATTTCTTATATTTTCCTCTACCAATGTTTTATTTCCTGTTTCCCAGTATGCCCAATCAAGTCCATAATTTGTGTCAAATTCGAGTTCTCCTGCTCTGATTTGCAACATTACGGCTATCATTTGCAATATTTCGGAATTTCTGTCTTCCACTAACATCAAATCATTGTTTTTTATTTCCAACTCTCCATGATTTATATTTCCTAATTTCAAATCCATACTTATTCCGCCTTTTCTGTTTTGTCAGATCCTTTTGTAATTCCACCATGAACATGAGTTGTTAAAGCTATCCCATTACTTGTTGTTTCATCATTTGTTATTGTTCCACTCTGTTCAACATTCCCATTTATTGTGATAGTTTCAGCATTTAAAGCATTTGAGGAAGTTGGAACAACGAAAGGGAATGCTATGCAGTCAGCAAAGCTATTTGTCAAATCGCTGTCCAAATCTCCTTCATCGTCTCCCTCTAAGTAGTTAGACTGTGAAAAGCTCAAAAAAGCAATAGGAACGATGTCTCCAACTCTAAATGGAAATATTTGATTTACACTTTTATTTCCCAACTGGCACATAGGAACACGTGGGATAGGTTGCCATTCCACACCTTTTATTGTTCCTAAAGGTTGTATTGCAAAAAAACCATCACCGTAGCTTCTTGTTATTCTTCCGAGTGTTGTTGTTGGTATTACTTCCATTTTTCTTCACCTCATTTAGTACTTTTACTTTGATTTCCATAACAAAATCTTTTATTGATAATGCTACTATCTTTGCTTTTCCATTAAATGTTTTGCTTTCTATTATTACATTATCTGTTTTCTTTAAATAATGTATTAACAGACAATTTAGGCTATAATCATATTCAACTTTACGATTTTCAGGACTTTTTGTTTTTTCAGCTTTCTTTTTCTTTGTTTTTCTTTTTTTCTTGTCTTCTTTTTTTGTTTCTTTAGTTGCCTTTCCTCTATTCTTAGCAGAGGTTTTTTCGGGTTTGACATATTTTTTTGGCTCTCCAAGTAGTCCTGAAGTTTTATTTAAAATTATTTTTTCAGTATCGTCGTTTTCCTGTGAATATATATATATTTCGTCATACTTCAAATTGATTTTGCTGTCACAGTCATTTACAATCTGAATAATTTTTCTTAAAGGTACATCATAAGGGCTTAAATAAAAGCCCCCTTTATATTCTTTATCTATTTTTAATTCACATTTTTTAACAACATATCCTATACTGTCCGCAATCTCCTTGATAACTTTGCTGGCTTTAGTCGGCTCCAATCCGATGCTCACACGATTGTTGAAACTTTTTGTCGCTTCCAAAAATTTTATTTTTAATTCATATTCAAGCTGTACAACTTCTGTTATTGTCCCGGTAAATACTTCTCCTATATCTTTTCCATATCCCATTTTCACATTTATAGTGTCTTTTTCTCTTATCAAATCTATATCTGATTGTGCTAAGTTAAAAATAGTTATTTCTCCACTACTTAAGTCATTGTTTTCACTGTCTTTATAACTCACAGATATATCATATCCTCTTATTTCTCTGTCCTGTTCAATGTCGTTAGGATCCCAATATTGATAAGGAACTTCTATATCCTTGTTAGCTGTTCTTATAGTAATCAAAGCACTTTCATTAAATAACTCTCCAATTACAAATCTATTATCTGTCATAAAGTTACTCTCTTTCTATAAATTCAATAAATACAGTGTCGTTCAAGTTATCAAAATTAACTTCACGCTCAATTCCATCCTCGGAAAACGGGAAAATATAAGCGTTAGGAAATTCAGGATTAACATTATTATTTTTATCCCGGCTTAAATATAATCCTACAGGAACTCCAAAAACCATTTTTTCATTTTTCAGAATAAGAACATCGTCTTCATTGTAAATGTCAAGATATAGTCTGCTTTTAAAAACTGGATTTAGCTCGTCATCATTAACGAGCATTTTGTGTTCCTTAAAGTGTAGCTTGAAGTTCTCGTCCAGTACTCTTAAAGTGAATTTCAGAGGAATTAAGCTTTTGTCTAAATTTATTCTCATTTCAAATACCCCCCTGAAACTTTACTTGGAGTAGTTCCCTGTGTTCCTACAGTTGTTGTTCCGTTTACTTGTGTCTGTTCTCCTGTTTTAACTTCGCCTGTACTCATTATTTTTGCCGTTTGAAACTGTCGAACACTCAAAGAAAAAGCGTAGTTGTTCTTATCCATTTCCTTTGAAATGCTTAAAATAACTAAATTTTCAATTATTTCATTGCTTGTTGTTATGTTTATTTTTTGCTTTTTCAAAAATAACTGTTTTATTTCCTCGAAAAGTTCCTTTTTCTTCAAATTATCGAGATTGAATCTTGCTTCAATACGTAGTTCTTTATCTCCAATTCTTAAATTTGTAGAAATTTGATTTGGAACATCTGAAGGATCCAGTGGACTGTCTTTCATGTCGCCTTTTTGTGTTTCTGATATCTGGCACCAGTCAAGCCTTATATTGTTTATATAAACACCTTCTCTGTACTTTTCAAGGTACTTTTTCTTATAAGTATTCAGGTTAGTTACAACATTTTTTTTATATCCTTTGTACTGCTCCCTGTAATTACTTACTTGATTGTTTATCTGATTTAAATCTAACATTACTAAATATCACCCCACTTGTAAGCGGCATCACTTTCCCTGTCACTCAATATATTTTCAATAAGTGATGTAATAATAGGTCTTAAAGCTTTTATTTTTTCTATTTTATCTTGTGCCACTTGCTGAATATTTATTGGAATGCTTATTTCATATGAGTTTCCACCTTGTGGCATTGGCATTTGATTGTTAAATATATTTTTTGCCATATTTATAATTTTCTCAGTCTTTTGATTAGAGAAAATTTGAGTTCCTTTCGGAAGAAACATTTCACTTCTTGAATTTGGAGATATTCCTATTAATCCACTTGGAGTGGCAAACATTTCTTTCCCTTGTTCTGAAATAGTTGTTGCTCCACCCATAAAATTATTATCTCCTAATGCTCTTTTAGGCTTGTTTCCTCCACCTAGAAGTCCTGATAAGAAACTCACACCCTTTTGTAATGGCTCAAATCTTACTTTTGCCAATAATCCTATTAATTTTCCTAGTGCTTCGGCTAAGAAATTAAGGACTGGTTGAATAACACCCCATGCGGCATTTATTGCTGAGGAAAGCCCTTTGAATGC